TTGATTTTGCTGGCTTTTTTTATGGCCAAAAAGAGGTTGACATAATCCTATTTTGTGCTATATTAGTAACTATGTTAAACACAATAACAATAACAATAATTAGGAGGTGTAATTAACATGGCTGATATAAACACAAAGTACACATACGTACTAGAGGCAGTAAGAGCTGACGGTAAAAGAGTAATGAGATTTACTAACAAACCGGAAAATAGAGCACAGGTATTAATCAATAACGGTTATAAGCCTGTAGACGAAACAAGCAAAGTAGAGTTTATTAAACTTGAAATGCCAATGACTAAAGAAGAATATAAAAATTCTTTAAAGGCTCACGTAGCATAAATTGATGAAAGAGCCCCGTAAGGGGCTCTCGCAATTCTCTAACAATATGGAAAACAAAAAAATGAAATCAAATCTTTTAAAAGTATTAGCAATAGGAACATTGGCAGTCTTCTTAACAAATTGTACTGCTACAACCGGTGCAGTATCTAAGAAAGACACTTATACATTAGGTGGCGCAGTAGTAGGTGGTGTAATTGGTAACCAATTTGGTAGCGGATCTGGAAAAGACCTTGCAACCATAGTTGGTGTAATACTTGGTTCGCAATGGGGATCAAATGTTGGTGAACAATTAGATCAATTAGAAACACTAAAACATGAACAAGCGGCATATCAAGTACTAGAACATGGCCAAGATGGTTCAGTTGTAATGTGGAATAATCCAAACACTGGTCACAAAGGTGGCGTCAAAGTAACTAGCACATATTATATTGAAAACGGACAAATACCTTGTCGTTCATTTATCCAAGAAGTACAGATTGGTGCAAGAATGGAACAGAGTAAAGGTATTGCTTGTAGAACAGCATCTGGAAAATGGGAACTAATGAAAGATCCCAAAGTAAAGATTGAAAATGGTATGCAAGTTACCAATAATAAAGGACAATATATGCTAACACCTGTCGGTGTTGGTTGGTAATTAACTTTCTTCTCTAGCAAATGGTTCCCTAGTTGGGAACCTTGTTAGGATAGTTGAAACTTTTTCCGTATTTCTATTTCCTGTCGAAGCATCTCTTGTATAAAGAGTGTTTGTAAAAAATAAATTTCCATCACTATCAACTTTAGCAGTTAATCCACCGTATGACGTAGCCGCCGCGGCCGCAGGTCCATTCATATGTATAGTACCAGCTGGTGTGCTTTCTACATGATTTCCTAAAGAAGTTAATATATTTGTATCACCTTCTGTTGCTGTCAAGGATGTTGAAGTTGATTGCAAATAAAATTCTTTTCCTGAAGTTATTGTTGTTGCATCAACAGTTTTAATATTTAACGCACCTGCAACATCTAGATTAAAAGCACCATTTACGGCTGGTAATACCGCCGTTGTATCACTTGGTTGTCCTGTTGCAGTTGTTTGCATAGTTCTAACATTGATATCTCTACCTGACTCAAAATTAAGATCTCTGTCTGCTCTAATGTTGATATCTTTGTGTGAACGTAAACTGATTGAATCTCCTGCCCAAACATCTATTTTTCCAGCATCGTCGATTTCTAACCAACCTGTACCTCTTTTATTAATAATATAAATGTTACCGTTTGTTTCATCTAATAATATTTGAGCTCCGGATTTTGTTCTTAATCTAATTAGTTTTTGATCGCCATCATCCATTACAAATTGATTTGCATCAGGTGTTAATATTCCAAAAACTTTTGATGGAGATTCTCTCCTTGCTGATGAACTAGTTAATCCTCTTGTCTTGTCTTGTTCTAAGCCTTGTTCTTTTAATCCGTTAAAGACTTCTGTGTGTGAAGGTCTCACTACATTATCAGTTGGAGTTTGTCCATCATTTTCTCTTACAGTTTTCCAGTCAACATTATCCGCCTCATCTGATGCTTTGTTATATTCTGCTACAGGAACTTCTAATGTTTCTCCTTCATTTGAAGTAAATGTTTTTGATCTTGCAATACCAGGAACCATATGATTCATTAAACTTTGGTATAAACAACCAATAACAAAACCTCTAGATAAATCACCGTTAACAAACATTACCAAAACTTTGTTTCCGACATCCGGTGGAATCATCCACATGCCGTAACTTTTTTGTGTACCACCAAATGTTTTATCTGGATCTTGTTCTCCTGGTGCTGTTGGATCACCTGATGCAACAGTCTTTTCAATGTTGGTTGCTCCTGCAAAGGGTGAACTCCATTGTACGGTTATATCTAAAAATTCTTCACCGCCAGTACCTTGATCTGATATAAAATTATAATTAACACTACTATCAACTAATCTAACTCTAAGTCTTCCGTTCTTTTGTACGTCAGATGCTCCAACAACGACAGCCTCATATATACCTGAATATGTATGTACTGTTCCTAATTTTTTTTGTGCATCTGTTTGTGGATTCCTTAAACTTGATACATTTATTGTTTTGTGTGTTGCCATTATTATTTTTCTCCGAATGCTGTTAATTTACTTATGTCTGTAATAAATGCTTCTTTTACACCTCTGATATTTTGAATGAATTGTCCACTTTCAAATCTACTTGTTATCTCAATAACTGCATACACACCATTCAACATTTGTTCTGATTCTGCATCTCCTGGTGTTGTGATACCTGTTACTGGATCTGGTTCTCCGGCACTTGTTATTGCTCTAAATAAAAGATAGTTTTCGCCATCATAATAACTAGCAGTTCTGAAACCTGGTTCTCTCTCACCTTCTAACCAATACAAGTCACCTCTAATATCCATATCCATATGTACCATGTCAGCTGAGAAATCAGATAGTGTTGCTTCTAACACAGAATCAAAATTTCCTTTACCTATAGTTTCATCATCTGCATTAAATTTATTTCTAAATGAATCAGGTGCAGATCCCCACATAATTTGGAATGGTTTTTCCATTGTGTCAATATCTTGTCTAATTTTATCTCTACTTAATAATTCACCCCACATTCTTTTTGTTATGTCACCTGAATTTGGATCATTTGATGCATATTCTTTAGAATTTTGTTTGTCTGATAGACTTTTTCTATTTACTCCACCTTCACCTAGGTAAGTTTCTTCTCCTACTTTTTGTAAGTCTTTAGCAATTGACGAGTCACCTTCAAATGTTCCATCATCGACACCTGCCACGTATGCATCAATAAGTTTTTGTCTTGAAGATAAAAATTCTTCAAACTCAGAATCTGCATTTTGATCTTCTACTGTAAAAGTTTCTGATTTCTTTTTAAGATATGATTGCCATTTGTTTCTTAATTCTGTTTGTGCTTCTTTGTATTCTATTAATGATGAAGATGATTTATTGATTTTTGATTTTGTTGTTTCATCTAGTCCTGCAAATACACTCCTATAACTGTGTAAAGCAAAAAAGAAATGGTTGTTATATTTGATATCAAATCTTAGAACTTTATCGTTTAAACCTGTAAACAAGTAATCGTATCTTTTGGTCATAGCTTTGTAGCCACGTCCTTCACCTTTTTCATTTAAGTTTCCTTTTAATATTGCCGCAATTTTTTCTTGGGCGACCTCTGGTGAATTTTTCCAAGTTCCCGGAGAAACTTCAGGTCTTATAGTTGGAAACATTGATATAGTGTAATGATATTCACGAGCATAATCGTTTCTCAACATATCCCATACAATATTAACAGTATCAACTTTAATATGGTATATGTGCTTTACGTATCTTGTTACATCATTAGCATCAGTTGAGTCTGGATCTGCAGATTTATCTAAACCTTTAGCCATTTTTTGTAATTTTTTACAATGTGATAATCCAAATTCTAAGATTCTATCAATAGTTGTTCCTTGTGGTATTCTAAACATTTTTTTATTTGGATCATATTTTAAATTTGAATCAGCTGACGATTCTTCAGTGGCATTTTGATTAGTTGTTGGTCTTGTTAATGCATCAGTATCTAAAATCGTTTCGTCTCCAATAAACTCTTTTGCATCTTTGTCTAAATGGATATAGTATTCGTCAAGCACTCCTTTTTCAATGGCTAATTTATCTAATTCATTTAAGTTTAAAACTTCTTGTACATTTGAAACTAAATCATTTACTGTGTTTAAATTGTTTATTTGTATTGGTCTATCTGTTTGGTAATGATCTGACCTTATGCCTTTATCTCCTGCTCTGTGAGCCTGCACGACATATTGTGCACCATTTGAGTCAACAGTTGCCTCAACAGCAACAATCTCAATTAGAAATTGTCTTTCAGTATCTGGTATACGTCTAATATTTAAACCAGTGTCTGGATCTCTTCCGATAAAATGTAATTTTAACATGAAACAAGCCTTGAAGCCGTCTGGTATTCCAAGTTCAATTGCACTGTTAACAATAATATCAGTTAGTGAAGCATTTAATGGTTGTGCCAATGTTAACACGAAGTCTGTAGCACCAGTTAATCTTTTTCCATTGTCAACTGGACCAGCGGTCGCTTTAATCTCAACGGCATTTATATTTAAAACCGTAGAGGCAGTTTGTGCTATTGTTACTGTATTATTTTTTGGTGTCCAGTTGCTGAAACTTTTATTTTCAAAGTTTCCATCTCGAATCCATTTCTGGGCATCTTTGGCATCTTCCTCTGTTAACATAACAAGTTCAAAATTGTATGTTGGACTATCATAATCTAGTAAAACATTTTTAAAAAAATGAGTATGATAATAATCTTCTGGCCTTTTGTTTTTTTGATAAACTTCTTCGGCTACGGACGCATCGCCGCCAACATCTTTGTATACTGTATTTTTTGTCGGTTCAGTTTTGTATTCTCCATAACCACCTAGAGCATCTTTTTGATCTTTTGTTAATTGCGTTGATGTTGTTGATGATGTGTTTCCTATGACTTCTTCTTTATCCGCCGCAACTGTTTCTGGTTTAAAATCTTCTAATTTACTAGCAGTGTCATCAAATTGACTGTTTAGATAGTTTTGTTCTGATATAACATCTAAGGCATTCATTTCATCACCGGCTTTTATCATTGGCCCTTGACCAGGCAATCTTGCACTACTGTATTGTCCAATTGGCACATAAAATTCTTGTTTTTTATTTCCTGATGAATTTTTATTTGTAATAGCACTATTTTTGCTACCTGTACGAACGTCAGTTTTTTTAGAACTTTTGTTGTTGCCTATAGTACTAAGGTCTACAGCACCGCCGCCAATAAATTCTGGAATCTCTATTACTCCACCTACACCCAAATCTGTGGAATTATCATAGATGTCTTTACCAAGAGATTGGACTAAATCCAAAGACTTGAAATTATTACCACTTAAATTTATTGTCTTATATCCCATTTATTGTGAACTCACTTTTATTACCTTAAGTTTTCAATTTTTGGAATCTTAATAGTAGTTCCTGCTTTGAAATCTTGTATAGGATCAATCAGTGCATCTTTATTTCTCATAGCGAACATCCACCAATATTTAGATGAACCGTATTTTTTATATGATAACAAGTCTGGACGCATATGATATTGTGATTCTATTGTGTATGTTTCATCTCCTGAATCATGTAAGACTTCTCGTGGAGTCATTATATCAAGATAATCACCTACAACGTATGTTTTTGCATATGGACTATTTTTACTATACATTAGAAGTATCCTTTATCTAATAATTTTCCTGAACGGAAATCATTTAAATTAAATTCATCTCTCATTTTACCTGGATTTGGAGCAACAACGATATCAACAAATATGTTTAACACTAATGGAACATAAGAGTTTTCTAACTGCCTGTTAAGTCTACCATAGTTTGCATTTCCTGTTGACCCTGCATGTCTAACTTGAACATAATCAACATCTTGGTCTAAACCAAATGCAACTGTTCTAATGTATATCGGAGTTTTATTAAACATGGTATCACCATATGCACTAAAGGCCAATTTAGGAGGTGGTGTACCTCTAGCTTGTATATCTAATGGATCTGAAATTATTCCTCCAAATGCTGATTTTGTAACTGATCTGAAAAAGTGTATGACCGCCATCATATATTCTGCTTCTTCTTGTGTATGTGCACCAAACACTCCTGTAACTGTTGCACTAGGTGATGAAGTTCTTTGATATGCCATATAGTCGTAGTTGGTATGAGCTAAATCATATTGGCCATAGTTTACCGTAGCATGTTGAACCTGAATCATTGGAGTATATGGAAATAATACTCCTCCAGTTTCATGCAAAGGCGCTAATATGTTATCAGAATCATTTTTAGGACCATAAATCTGAAGGTCAGCTAATGGTGACAATGTGTGTATTTTAGCTCTATAATCTTTTGTTGGCATATTAATCTTTCCTAGTTATAGTATTATTTATTGAAATAATTATGTACGTATTTAATAAAATATTCTTGACTTTAGGTTGTATATCATGTATTATTAAACGTATACAAAAGGATTTAAAGTGTGGCTAAAAGAATCAATTATTTAAATAATAAAGACATGTTGGCTGAAATACATAAGAGCAAAAACTCTTATTGTTGTTACAAAAAGCCAGAATATGCAAATTATGACATTATTCTGTCAGATGTTGCAAAAATCAATCGACTTTCAATATCACAAGCACGTAAAAATCGTGCTGAGAGAATGTTACAAATTAAGGTAGATGAACTGAGTCTTAAAAGATCTCAGTATGATGAATACAGGGTTGACCATTTAACTATTCCTGTAACTGATCTAGTATTTAGAATAATGACATATGATCATATTCCAGATGAACCAGGAAGAAAACTAAATCCAAAGACTGTTGCAGATACAAAAGTGAAATTAAATTTTCCACCATTTAAGCATTACAAATTAAATAAAAATAATGAACCAGTTGAAATTGGTAAAAGTCATTATGCATCGCACAATCAATTTAGCATAGAACATGGAACCATTACACCAAAATTAGCAAACATGTTTATTAAGTTATGCCAAAGATATGGCACGAGAGCTAACTGGAGAGGTTACACTTATAACGATGAAATGCAAGGACAAGCACTATTACAATTATCACAAATTGGTTTACAATTTGATGAATCAAAATCACAAAATCCATTTGCGTATTATACTGCTACAATAACAAATTCTTTTACTAGAGTATTAAACATGGAAAAGAAAAATCAAAATCTACGTGATGATTTGTTAGAACAAGCAGGTGCTATGCCATCACTTACTCGACAAATGAAACATTCGGATGAGATGGAAAAATTAGAAAACCCTAAAAAAGAAGACAAATAAAATGACACAATTTTTTAACAAGGCGGCTTGTTTTACAGATATTCATTTTGGGATGAAAAACAATGCACGTCAACACAATATAGATTGTGAAAACTTTGTAACTTGGTTTATCGATGAAGCAAAAAAACGTGGATCAGAAACTTGTATGTTTTTGGGCGATTGGCACCACCAAAGGTCATCAGTCAATGTTTCAACTTTAAACTATTCAATATCAAACTTAAAAAGATTAGGTGAAGCATTTGAAAAAGTTTATTTCATTGTTGGTAATCATGATTTATTTTACAGAGATAAACGTGAAATATCTTCAGTTGTTTTTGCTAATGAGATTCCAAATATAAAAGTTGTTAGTGATTGGATCATACAAGATGATGTTGCTATTATTCCATGGCTAGTCGGTGATGAGTGGAAAAGAGTACAAAAAGTAAAATGCAAATATATGTTTGGACATTTTGAATTACCGCATTTTAAAATGAATGCAATGGTCGAAATGCCAGATATAGGAAACATTAGAAGTGATCATTTTAAAAATGTTGGTCATGTGTTTACCGGACATTTTCATAAAAGACAACATTCAGGTAATATATCTTATATTGGTAATCCGTTCCCACATAATTTTGCAGATGTATGGGATGATGATAGAGGTGCCATGTTTCTCGAGTGGGATAAAAAACCAGAATACAAAATATGGTCAGATGCACCAAAGTATAGGTCAATTGATTTAAGTAAGTTACTTGAAGATCCAGAAACAGTACTTGAACCAAATTCATACATTAGAGTAAAAGTAGATTTAGATATTTCATATGAAGAAGCAAATTTTATTAAAGAAAACTTTGCACAAAATTATCAAATAAGAGATCTTGCTCTTATACCACAGAAAAAAGAAGAACACGCACAAGACGTAGGCGGCGAAGTTATTTTTGAATCAGTTGATCAAATAGTAAACAACCAATTAGCAAAGATTGAATCAGATTCATTTGAAAATGCAATATTAGTAGAGTTATATAATAGACTATGATAAAAATTAAAAGTATTACTATAAAAAATTTCATGAGTGTAGGTAACACCACGCAGGCAGTAAACTTTGCCCATGATGGTCTAACGTTGGTCCTTGGTAACAACTTAGATTTAGGTGGAGAAGGGTCGCGAAACGGTACAGGAAAAACTACACTTATCAATGCTCTCAGCTATGCTGTATATGGTCAGGCTTTAACAAATATCCGTAAGGATAATTTGGTCAACAAAACTAACAATAAGAACATGTTGGTTACTGTTGATTTTGAAAAAGACGGACACAATTACAGAGTAGAAAGAGGGCGTAAGCCTAATAAGTTCCAATTTATTGTTGACGATTCTATTGTTAACGAACAAGGAACTGATGAAGCCCAAGGTGAAAATAGGCTTACTCAGGACGAAGTGTTAAGGGTATTTGACATGAGCCACACCATGTTCAAACATATAGTCGCCCTTAACACTTACACTGAGCCTTTTTTAGCAATGAAGGCAAATGATCAACGTTCTGTTATCGAAGAACTATTAGGCATATCACGTTTAAGTGAAAAAGCAGAAAGATTAAAAGAATTAATGCGTGATACCAACGAGGATATCAAGACAGAACAAGCAAGACTAGAACAAGTAAAAATATCAAATGAAAAAATGGAAGAAACTATTCGAAAGTTTCAAATTAAAAATATTGGTTGGGAAGAAACACACAAAAAAACAATTGCAGAACTTACAAACGGTATTACAGAATTAGAAAAAATTGATATAGATGCTGAGATACAACAACACAAATTATTAACACACTGGCAAGAACAATCTCAAAAAATAAAGTCTTATGAACAAAATTTAAACTTTAATAAAAGTAATTTAGATTCTGTAAAAACACTTTTAGAGTCTTTAAGCACACAGTTAGGCACACTCGAAGGCAAGCAATGCCCTATGTGTGAACAAGAACTGCACACAGACAAGCACACACACTTGGTTGACGAGGTTAAAGCACAGCACACAGTTAAGACTGAAGAACAATCACAAATTGAATCAACGATTCTTTCAATTGAGAAACAAATTGCTGAACAAGGTGAAATTGGAGAACAACCAATAACATCATATCAATCTATAGATGAAGCATATGATCATAGACAAAATCTTGCTGAATTAAAAAGTCAACTAGATAGTGAAAGAGAAAAAGAAAATCCACACACAGAACAAATTTCAGAACTTAAAGCAAAAAATATTGAAGAAGTTGATTATTCACAAATCAATACATTACAAAAACTTAAAGACCATCAAGACTTCTTATACAAATTGTTGACATCAAAAGATTCCTTCATACGTAAAAAAATTATTGATCAAAACTTATTATATTTAAATTCAAGATTAAATTACTATCTAGATAAAATTGGATTGCCACATGAAGTAGTATTTAAATCAGATTTAACTGTAGAAATTACAGAACTTGGTAGAGAGCTTGATTTTGATAATTTATCTAGAGGTGAACGCAATAGATTGATTCTAGGATTAAGTTGGGCATTTAGAGATGTTTATGAATCAATGAACACGTCATTAAACTTATTGTTCATCGATGAACTTGTTGATTCTGGTATGGATACCATGGGAGTTGAGTCAGCGATGGGCGTATTGAAAAAAATGTCTCGAGAAGGTGGTAAAAATATATTCCTTATTTCGCATAGAGATGAGTTAACTTCCAGATGTTCAAATGTACTTAATGTAGTCAAAGAAAATGGATTTACATCTTTTGCAACTGATATTGAAACCATCGATCATAAAACACATAAAGAATTATTTGCAAAAGATCATGAATACGATACTGTTAGCGCCTAGTACATTAGCATACAAATTTGAAAGCCCGGGTAGATATGCCATGTCTAACTTTGTGGATCAAAATCACGACTTTGATTTACTAGAATTTAATGCTTACAAAGACCAGCCATATCATTTATACCCAGAATTTAAGCAAATAAAAATAAGCAAACTTAAAAACCCAAGACGTAGGATTATGATTTCTCATATAAGAGAAAGGCTCAACCATGACAGTCCTTTTTTAAGAGCTCATGCTGTTTTTATCGATTGGTTAGTACAGAATGAGATATGCACTGCACAACAAATTGTGTATGTGGTTGGATGTCAAGATGAATTTGATTTTATAGAATCGTATCGACAGGCATGTTTACAACAAAACATTTTTAGACACAGAATCAATGTCGTAGCATATCCTCATTTCGAAACTGATGCAGTTTGGAGAATGTATCAAGAAGGTATTCAGGTAGCAAATAAAAATTTCGATGAACTGCGAAATTTTGTTAAAAATGAATTTTTATTTTTAAACGCAAAAGTGCATAAGACGAATAGACTAAATCTTGCCATTAGATTAGAAAATAATAATGTTTTAAAGCATGGCATTTGGTCGTTGAACACTAACTATTCGGCACAAGAATTGTATCCAAAAATTTCACATCTGACTAGTAAATATAATTTTGATTGGTTTTACAGTAAAATTCCTCATAGTCCAGATAAAATAAAATATGATAGAGACGCGGACCATTATTTAGGATATCCATACGATCACACAATGTATGAAAATTCTAAATATAGTATCGTTGCTGAAACTCATGTTGAAAATGATGAAGAATTTATGATCACTGAAAAGACTGCAAGAACAATTTTAAATAAACATCCTTTTATAATAGCTTCCACTCCGAGATTTTTAGAAAAACTACGAGCTCGGGGTTACGAAACTTTTAATAACTTATGGTCTGAAGAATATGATTTAGAATTTGATACTGAAAAACGTATGCAAATGATTGCCGATACTGTAAAATTTATCTATAATAATCCAATCGATTGGATACGAGCATATACTATTGCAAAACACAACTATTCTAGATTGCAAAGAAGATATGACGATGCCATTAAGAAGCTAGTCCAAACTTTATAAGATCACAATAGGTAACTGACTTACGTCAGTTAGTATTATTGTTAACTAACGTTAACAATCTTTTTTATTCTTTTCTATAAGGTAATTATAAAGTACTATCAAAATACATTGTATCGTATCATACAGAATCAGTCATGACTCACCCAGCTACGGGTGAGTGGTAACTTCGCATCATACGAGATCACGCCATTCTAACTTTACAGTCCTACGGAAGCGGTTGGCCGGTACTCCCATCAACTGCGTCTCATCCAACGGAATCA